CTGAGTTTGGCGTTGAGCCATCACCACAAGTTAAGCGCATTGCCATGTACTCTAAACGTAACCTGAAACGCATCAATACTCCTGACGATATTATGTCGTTGCCTTATTCAATTGTGGGTACTCGGCAGCGGTACAATATTTTTGCCGGTAATTATTAATGAAGTCGCCCATTCTCGGCAGCGCCTATGTGACGCGCAGCATTAACGCTGCGAACAACAGAATGGTCAATATTTACCCAGAGATTGTGTCCGAGGGCGGCAAAGAACCTGCGTTTCTGAACAGAGCGCCAGGGCTGCGTCTACTCACCACCGTGGGTACAGGCCCTGTCCGTGGCTTGTGGCAATACGGTGGTTACGGCTACGTTGTGTCGGGCAATACGTTGTATCGGATCGACAATCAGTACAACATCACAACGCTTGGCGTGGTTGCCAATGATGGGCCGGTATCAATGTCAGATAACGGCACTCAGTTATTTGTGGCGTGTAATGGGCCAAGTTTTGTCTACAACGCCACAACCAATGCGTTTGCACAGATTACCGACCCTGATTTCCCTGGCGCTTTGACGGTGTCGTACCTTGACGGTTATTTTGTGTTCATAGAACCCAATACCCAACGCGTATGGGTGACTTCTTTGCTCGACCCATTCTCTATTGACCCACTTGACTTTGCAAGCGCAGAGGGCAGTCCTGATGGTTTGGTGTCATCGATTACCGATCACTCTGAGGTTTGGTTATTTGGCACAACTTCAGTTGAGGTTTGGTACAACGCAGCGGGCGGTGCGGGTTTTCCTTTAGCGCGTATCCAAGGTGCGTTTAATGAGATTGGGTGTGCAGCAACCTTTTCCGTTGCCAAATTGGATAATGGGCTGTTTTGGTTAGGCGCAGATAATCGTGGGCAAGGCGTTGTTTATCGCTCACAGGGCTACACAGGTGTGCGAATCAGCACCCACGCCATTGAATGGCAGATTCAACAGTACGGCAATATCTCTGACGCCATTGCCTACACCTACCAACAAGACGGTCATGCGTTCTACGTTTTGATATTTCCAACCGCCAAAGCGACTTGGGTCTACGACATTGCGGCTCAAGCGTGGCATGAGCGTGCTAGTTTTAACAACGGCGACTTTAGCCGACATCGCAGCAATTGCCAGATGTTTTTTAATAGCACCGTGATTGTGGGCGACTTTCAAGATGGCAATCTGTACGCCTTTGATTTAAATGCGTACTCAGACGGCGCACGCCCACAAAAGTGGTTGCGCTCATGGCGTGCGCTCCCCACAGGCACTAATACGCTTAAACGTACCGCACACCATTCGTTGCAACTAGATTGTGAAACGGGCGTGGGTAGCGATACCGATCCTGAAGTCATGTTGCGTTGGTCAGATGATGGTGGTCACACTTGGTCAAACGAACATTGGAGGTCAATGGGGCAAGTGGGCGAATATGGCACTCGCGTCATTTGGCGCAGGTTAGGTATGACTGAAAAGCTGCGTGATCGAGTCTATGAGATTTCAGGTACTGACCCTGTCAAGATTGCTATCATGGCGGCTGAACTTGATGTGGAAGCCGAAGCATCGTGAATATGACGCAAATCCCCGCACCTCGCGTGCCATTGATCAATGCTGATACAGGATTGATATCAAGGGAATGGTTTCGTTTCTTTAACTATGTCTATGAGCAACTAGGCGCAGGTACGGGCTACGCCCAAAGTTCGGCAGATGTTTCTTACGATGAAGGCGGCACAGGCGCTGTGCTTCGCTCGGTGCAGAATAAGCTGCGTGAAAGTGTAAGTGTTAAAGACTTTGGTGCTGTGGGTGATGGGGTTACGGATGATACGGCGGCTATTCAGGCGGCGGTTAACGCTGTTGTTGCGGCGGGAGGGGGAACTCTTTATTTCCCTTCAGGAAAGTATTTAATTGGCACAACTGTTTCCATTGGCACTTCAGGCGTTTGGCTTGAAGGTGCTGGCAGCGGCGAAGGTGGAACATGGATTGTAAACGGCACACTTAATGCTGCTGCAATTCAATTTGGCAATGGCTCAACATTTATTTTTCATAATGGAATTAGTCGAATTTTCTTTGGACAAAAATCAGGGACAACACCTGTTGCAGGAAACTGCGGGGTAAAGTTTAACAAAACATCAAATTTAATTGTTAACGACATTTTAATTGCTCCATACCCAATTGCCTTATATGACGGTATTGTTTTTTCAGGCGTGGGTCAATCACAAGTAAGCAATATAAAAGTACAAGGTTGTTTAAATAATGGTGTTGTTCTTGGTAATGATTGTTTTGATGTGTACTTTACCCAATCAAGATCAGACTCTAACGCAAATAATGGTTGGGATATAAAATATTCTAATGGCTTGTATTTTACTAATTGCACAGCATATTCTAATAATGTAAACGCTTGGAATGTTGGTTCATCTGGTGGCGCACCATATATTACAAACAATCTTTTTTTTGTAAATTGCGTTGGTGATACTTCAGGAAACGATAATTGGTACATTGAATCAATTAATAGTTTTTACTTGGCAAATTGTTGGGCTTCATCACAAAAAAGTAAAACAGTAAATACAAATGCAGCTGGGTTTATGTTTTATGGTTCTGCAAATACAAACGGAAATTTAGTAAATTGTTCAGCATTATTTAACAATGGCACGGGGTTAAGATTTTATAACTCTAAATTTATTAATGTTATCGGCGGTCAATGGGGGTCGTTAATTAACGGAAACGGTCAAGGTGGTTATGGTGCAGGAATACTAATAGAAAATTTGGCTGAAGATATAACAATCAATGCCGGAAATTGCACGGGTAATATTGGGCCTGGATTAATATTATTAGCGGGGATTATACGATGCAACATTTTAGGCGGCAATGCAACCGGCAATTCTGGCGGTGCTGTTTATTTGCCTCAAAATGCACAATCTATTCGTAATTTGATTGGTTTTAATCCTTATTCAGTTACCACTCCCGCAATACCCGCAAGCAATGTTGCAGTAATCAACTCTACTGGTGTAGATTGCAATGTTTACCTATCTAGTGGTACGGTTACGCAAATTCAAGTTAATGGTATTTTTGTTTTGGCATCGCCGCCAGCTACAATATTTTTACCTGCTGGATCATCAATAAAACTTATTTATACTGTTGCGCCTATTTGGGCGTGGGTAGGAAATTAACTATGACCCCGCAAACAATCCCCGCCGTCGTAAAGATTAAAGTTAAACAACCAACGCCTTGCAAATGCGTTGATCATTGGTGGTGTGACCAGTTCGACCAATGCAAGAAAAACGTAGCTTCTGAAACAGGAACAACCTAATGTCCATCAATATCTCAGCCTTTGCCGGTGCGGGCGCTCAGTTCTTTGACGCCAATGGTGCGCCATTGTCAGGCGGCTTGATCTACAGCTACTTGGCGGGTACAACAACTGCTGCGACAACCTTTACTTCTCGCGCGGGTACGTCTAACAACACCAACCCAATCGTGTTAGACGCCGCGGGGCGCACCCCTGCCGAGATTTGGTTGACGGGCGGTTTGCTGTACAAATTCATCTTAAAGTCTTCAACCTTTGTTCAGATTGGTTCGTACGACAACATCCCCGCTATTGATGACGTCACTTCCATCAATACGTTGATTACAGTTGCCGGCACTAACACCCTGACAGGTTTAGCCTCGCCTACCTTGGCGGCTTATGCTGCGGGCGCACAATATAGCTTTATTGCTCAGAACACCAATACGGCTGCGGTGACCCTTGACATTGACACGCTCGGCGCTAAGTCAATCACCAAAGCAGGGTCAGTTGCATTATCGGCGGGCGATATTGTTGCGGGGGCTTTGTATCAAATAGCCTACGACGGCACACGCTTTCAATTGCTTACCCGCACAAGCACCTCACAATTGGTGGTCGGCACAACCGCGCAGCGCCCTTCCTCGCCCACAACGGGCATGGTGCGGATGAACACCGATACTAAGAATCCTGAGTGGTATGACACTACTACGTCATCGTGGTTGCAATTTAGTCAGCCAGCGGGATATTCCGTTAATTACCTTGTCTTAGCGGGTGGCGGCGGAGGCGGGGCAGGGGTTAACGGTAATCAACCTGGCGGTGGTGGCGGTGCGGGCGGTTTGTTATCTTCTAGTATTTCTTTTGCAACCGGCACAGCGTACACAATTACCGTTGGTAGCGGCGGCGCAACAAACACAGCGGGTAATAATTCTTCGATTTCAGGATTGTCCATCACCGCTATTGGTGGTGGCGCAGGGGCAACCGCTAGTGTGGCGGGCGGCAACGGTGGTTCAGGTGGCGGCGGCGTTAGCGGTGGTTCAGTAGGCGCGGGTACGTACGGACAAGGCAATGGCGGGGGTACTGGCGTAGCTAACGGCGCAGGCGGCGGCGGGGGTAGTTCGGCTACAGGCGGCAACGCAACAGTTGCTAACGGCGGGGTAGGCGGTGCGGGGTCATCAAATTCTATTTCAGGCAGCGCAGTTAATTACGCAGGCGGTGGCGGGGGTGGTGGTTTTACAACTGCCGGTGCGGGTGGTGCGGGTGGCGGTGCGGCAGGTGGCACAGCCACAGTCGGTGCAAACGCAACGGCAAACACAGGCGGCGGTGGTGGCGGTGGTGGCAATAGTGGCGTAAGCGCAGCGGGTGGCAATGGTGGTTCAGGCATTGTGATCTTGGCTTACCTTGGCGCACAGCGCGGCACAGGTGGCACGGTTACAACGTCAGGCGGCTACACGATCCATACTTTTACCTCTTCCTCAACCTACAACGCTTGAGAATAATGATGAGCAATTACGCAAAAGTGGTAAACGGTTTAGTCGTAGAAGTCATTGTGGCTGATGCTGACTTTTTTAAGACGTTTAAAGACACAAGCCCAGGCACATGGTTGCAAACGTCCTACAACACCCATGGCAACGTGCATTATGGCGCTGACGGACAACCTGATGGGTTACCTGCGTTGCGTGGCAACTATGCGGGTATTGGCTACACCTACGATCAGGTTAATGATGTGTTCTACGCCCCCAAGCCTGAGGGCAATTGGGTGTTGGATACTCAGACTTGGACTTGGGTGGCGGGGTGAAGGTAACTTTTAACCTTGACTTTTTAAAGACTACCTTGCAGCGCAAAATTGATGTGTTGCAAGATGAACTCTTAAAAATGCCACAGGCTGATATTGTTACGACACACGCTTTTAAAGAAGGCAAGTACATTCGTACCATGATTGTGCCGCCTAACACGGTTATTGTGGGGGCCGCGCACAAATCGCCCTATAAAGTTAGACTTGAAAAAGGTACAATTTCAGTTAACTTAGGTAATGAAATCCGTATCTTAACCGCGCCAACAGAATTGGATGCACCGGCAGGAACCCGCCGAGTGGGGTGGGTGGGTAGCGAAGAACTTGTATGGGTTGACATCTACGACAACCCTAGTGGCTGTACCGACATAGATGAGATTGAAGAAATACTTTATGTCATTCCTGAATGTGGAATGTTAGACAAAAGATTGGCGTTGGCAAACAATAATGCTAGGCTAGTCTTAACGGAGAATTGATATGGCTGGAGTTATTGTTGGGTCGGTAATTAGCGCAGGTGCGGGATTGCTTGGGGCGTCAAAAAGCGCGTCGGCTGCGCAAGCTGCGGCAGACACCCAAGCCGCATCTGCTAGAGAGTCAGGCCAACTTTCGTATCAAATTGCGCAAGACCAACTTGCCGCGCAAAAACAAGCGCTTGATCAACAAATTGCATCGCAAGGTGCAACCGTTGACAAACAATTGCTTGCCCAACGTGATGCGCTTGATCAGCAACTGGCGCTCCAAAACAGAATGTACGAACAGGGTCGCACAGACTTTGCGCCATACCGCGAGTCAGGCGTTGCCAACCTTAATCAACTTAATACGTTGCTAGGCATTGGCGGCAACACAGGCGCGGCTAACTACGGCAAGTATGCAACGGCTGAATTTACGCCTGAAATGTTCTCCCAAGGCGTTGACCCTGGCTACGCTTTCCGTTTAAGTGAAGGTTTAAAAGGCATTGACCGCCAAGCCGCCGCGCGTGGTGGTTTAATTTCAGGCAACGCTTTAAAGGCTGCATCAGGGTACGCCGGTGACCAAGCCTCGCAAGAATATCAGAATGCTTTTAATCGTTACCAAACTACACGCGCCAATACCCTTGCGCCATTTCAAACAGGCTCTGCGGCGGGTCAAAGTGCTGCGGGTATGCAAGGCCAAGCCAACGCAAACTATGGCAGCGCAGCAGGTCAGGCTTATGGGCAATTTGGTCAAGGCGCATCAACTGCTTACGGCAACCAAGGGCAACAAGCTAACCAAGCCTATGGTGCTTATGGGCAAGGCGTAACGGGCATTCAAGGCGCATACGGTACAAACGCTACTAATGCGCTGACGGGTGCGGCAAATGCTAATGCGTCGGGTATTGTGGGCGGCGCTAATGCGTACAACCAAGGCTTAAGTGGCATTAGCAATCTTGCCAATACCTATTACGTTAATAGTTTGCTGAATGGTAGGAACACTCCCACAAGTCAAGCGGGCGCAACAAACACTTACAACACCATGATGGGCAATGGTGGTTTTGGTACAGGCAACGCGTTTGGTAACCAAGACTACGGTCAAAATTTCTAAGGATTAAGTCATGGCACTCGACACTAGCATTGCCCTAAACATCAAACC